AATCGGAACTGACGCTGAAGACCCCATTAGTACCAGAATAAGTTTTAGCCAAATCAGTATTAAAAGTATTGCTAAACTCACAAAGAAAATATTTGTTAGTACCGTCACCTTTATCAAATTTAACAACTGCATAAACATGGGTATCAATTACACAGCATGAATGGAAACTACCCTGAGATGTGAATTGTGTCCAGCCAGCTCTTTGCTCCACTCTATTAGAATTAAACACAGCAAGAGTACCATCAGCATCAACGATAAACAAATAATTTTCTGCTCTGCCAATAGCACCTGATAGCATACTCATCTGTATCGGTGTGTTAATTAAATGGCTAGATAGTGTAGAAATAGGTTGACCGGTATACCCTTTCACAGCATCAGCAAAAATAAACTCTCGTACCATTGCACCAGACGAATCTACAAATACTGTTGCTCCATCATATATGTAAGGTCGAAGAAAAGAAGAACCAAAAGAAGTTTGTCTTTCTATTGATGCATTTGTTGGTGTTGTAACTTGTCCTTGTAGTGCTGGTACAATAAACTCATCTGTTGATGTAAATACATGAAGGTCTTTATTTGATATAATGTGTCGTATTGTATTCACTTCTCCAATGCTAGTTGTGATATCAATAGCATCATCATCTTCTGCATCACCTACATCAAAGTTAAAATACGTTGCAGTCTTACTTGCCCATAATCCATCAGGCTGTCCAATCGTACCACCATACCATAATCTATTTTGATGAAAGGCAACTGCTGCTGGAAATCCTCGAAGTGCAGAATAAGACTGTTCAGCCCACTCTGTTACTGGTGCATGGGTTTCTAATGTTGGTGTTCCACCACCAGCAGTTGCTGATGTTGCATTTGCTCCAGCAGTAAATGTGAAAGTATTATCATCTATAACTTCTGATACTGTCCTTGCTCCATTTAGATTTGACCTTGCAATCCCACCAACAGCAGAAGCATCAGCAATTGTAAATGCATCACTTGCAGATAATCCATGATTAAGAAGAGTAACCCTAACAGTTCCAACACCTTCATTAGTTCTAAATGAATCTACTTTTAATCTTCTTTTAAGATTACCAAATATTGTACCAGTTGCTTGGGTTGCTGATTGCACAGAAGTAATCTGAAACTCTGCATCATTATACCTAAAGTTTATACCTATATGTTTTGAATTAGGATAATCACCACCAGACTGTGAACCAGTTGTATCCCAATATGCTGCACTTGTAGTGAAAGTAACACCACTACCACTTGTGGCACTTGGGTCAAGTGTCATACCTGGAGTTTGAAAACTAAAGTATGGTTGATGTACTATTGTGTTTGCTGAGTTTTGGTCGAAGGTATATGTTTCAACAGCAAAAGAAGTAAGTCCTGTTCGCACAAGTTTTCGCACCATAAATGTTTGGTGAGCAATAAACATTGTATCACCTGATTGTGCATAAGTTATTTCATGTATATTATCATGTGTTAATGGTAGAGCTGCACTACTACTATCTTGTGTTATTGTTGTAGCAAGAGTTACATTAAAAGATGTATCAACTCTAAATACTCTTATCTTTAGATTCTCAAGAGATATTATATATCGTTCATCATCAGAAAATATAAATGGTACAAGTCTATGTTGCTGAGTTTTAGAAGTATCTACAGTAGTATCAAACTCATAAATATTACTTAGACCAGACCTTTTTATTACACCACCTTCTGCTCTTATAAAAAAGTTTTCTACTTTTTGTGCTGAGTTAGAATATACTTTTGAGTCTGTTCTTGAAATTAGAGAAGGACTTATTTCACCAAACTGAAAGTTTGATAAAGGTATTCTCAACTTTCTCATGGTTATCTCCTATTCTGAACAAACCTTCCAGTAATTAGTTTTCTTGTTGTCTGTTGCTGTGAGTCTACACTTCTTGCTTTGAGCATAGCCCTATCAGCAAGTGTAGCCATTGTTTGTGTGAGAGAACCATCTCTTGCTATAGAGGTTGCAAATATCTGAGCCAAGCTATAGGAAACTGCCATAACAAAATAACTTGGAAAAAATTGTTCTTCTTGTCTAAATGTATAATCTGCAACTACTGTATCTGTTGTAGTAGTATCTGCATAAATCATATCCCCATATATCTGATACTCTATAGGACTATCATTTACTGTAACCGCATGAATAATAAGAGTATCATTCGGTTGCTGATATGCTAAATCAAATCGTGCTGTAGGTGCATCTGTTAATCTATTTAGTGTTTGTTGATTAGTTGCAAATCTCCATCGAGCATTTGTTAAAGATGTTTGCACTACATCTTCATATACATTAGCTGCAACCCTTGCTTCTGTTGTTCCATCATCAAAAGATGTAATTGGTTCTGCTCCAATAAAGATTAAACCTCTATTGCAAATGTCTATTGCTGTATCTGATTTGGTACTGACTACTGCCATATTAGAGTAGGGGGATTGCTCCCCCTATCCTTAATCACTATCTGCGGTACTTAAATCAGAACCATCACCACAGTCAATAGCTGTAGCAGATACAGATTTAACAACAGTTGCAGATAAAGTTTTATGTGTTGAATTAGCGTCACATATTAGTATGACATCACCCTCGTTCATCATGCCAAGAGCAGATTGACCATTCATTTCACCACCAGTAGCATCAGCAGTTGAAAAATAGTTTGCTGCTCTCACAACAGATAACGCATCATTAGATGTATAATACCAAAGGTTGACACCACTTCCACCAGCTAATCTAGTGAGTTTACTCATATCAAGAGCCATGATTTCCCCCTATTAGTTATTATCTAAGACTTCATAGATACCATTGTCATCAATAACAACAGCACCCATTGACATCATAGATGTTGCAAGATGAGATGCTTTCTCAGGGATATAGTTTATCTCTGTGGAAACATCAGAGTTTACGCCTAATCCTACAGCAGTAGTAT